GTAATGGGGAAAAGGTAATTTCTGCTTGTGTACCAAGCTTAATCAAACGCTTAGAGAAGTTTCCCCGTGATTATTTTGATGTAATAATCACTGATGAAGCGCATCATAGCCCGTGCGCATCGTATCAGAAGATTTACGAATATTTTCAATATGATTATCATTTCGGCCTAACAGCAACGCCCAACAGAGCTGACAATGTACGTCTTAATAATATCTTTGATGAAATCATATTTAATAGGGATTTAAAATGGGGTATTCAAAATAAATATTTATCTGATATTTATGCTATGAGGTTTTATATGGATTACGATTTATCCAGGATAAAAACATCAAATGGAGATTATCAAATAAACCAGCTAGAAAAGGCCGTGAATACTACAGAAAACGCCGCGGCAATCGCAGAAATATATAATAAATATGCGGTAGGGTCCACTCTTATTTTTGGGGTATCCGTGGCCCATTGTGAAGAAATTGGAAGACATATAAAAGATAGTGTAATTATCACAGCTAAAACAAAAAACCGTAGTGAGATTATAGACCGCTTCACTTCAGGGGAAATTAAATGTATTGTAAATTGTCAAATTTTCACGGAAGGAACGGACATCCCAAGGGTAAACACATTAATCATAGCCAGGCCCACCAAAAACATTAGTCTTTATACTCAAATGGTAGGTCGTGGACTTCGTTTACATCCAGGTAAAGAAAATTTAAGGCTTATAGATTGTTGTGGCGTATCCGGAATGAATCTATGTACAGCCCCGTCATTACTGGGTTGTGAAATGTACGACATTGGTAATAAAAAAATCCCTGGGCGTGATGAATTAATTGAGGGAAATTTATTTGATCTTCCAGAAAAAATTAAGGAAGCTGAGAATACCCCCGACTATTGGAAAATTAATTATAAAATAGTTGATTTGTGGGCTAAAGGTCAAGGATACAACACTCATAATATAAATTTTAGAAAATTATCCAATGGTGATTTAACTCTTGAATTACCAAATGTAGAATTTACAATAAAATCCCCGGACGAACTAGGACAAACCTGGTATCATAACAAAAAATTACCTATGCAACAAGTTTTAGACTATGCATATACATATCTAATTAATAAACAACAAGAATCAATGAAATTATGGGATTTATCTATTTGTAAAAAATGGGGCAAAAATCCTATCACTGAAAAGCAAAAAAACATTATTAAACGATTTTTACCAGAATATAATTTAAATCTGACTAGCCTTGAAGCTAGTCAGATAATATCAAAACTACTAGGAAGGAAAAAAAAGAAATGATTAAAAATAATTTACTAAAGTATAGAAAATACTATGATATTACTCAAGAAAATCTATCTTATCAATTAAAGATTTCGATACAATTGATTAGAAAGATTGAAGCTAAACACTATTATCCGAAATATCAAATTAGGGCAAAAATATGTAAGTACTTTAATATTTCATTAGAACAAATGTTTTACATAGAAAGTGAGGATTGGACATGGTAGATTATAGCATCGACATAATAGAAACTCAGCCATCGTTGATGGCTGAACTTGACCCGATGATAATTGGAAGACTTGAAAAATTAAGACCCTATTTAATCAGGGGTTTACTATATTTAATATCGGGATGCATGTATATTGGTATTTTTTATTTAATATTATTAACAATTGGAGGTTTGATAAATGAAACATGATACTTTTAGTATTAATGAGTTTAAACAGGTCCTGTCACAATACGACGGGCGTAGATTTTTGTTTAATAATGAAAGATATATCATCTTAAATGAAAAATTGTTTTATGATGATATTCCTATCCCCCGCCGGTGCATGTGGTATTCGATGGGAACACAATTTTCAAGAAGAATCGAGGCGATATTGAATGAATTACCTAGAAATTCAAATTGATAGACTGATAACCTATATCAATAATAATGATTTGGGTTTTGGGTGGAAAAACCACCCCGAAAGGACGTTTAGAGGTGAATTCAAAAACGGTGAGCCATTTGATTATACAATATTTACCAAGAAAGGGCGAATAGTTTTTGATGCAAAAGAGACAGACAAAGACAAGTGGGTAATTTTACCCAAGGATAAAAAACAGGGTTTAAACCTATTTAAATGTCAAAAGGTAGGTGTTGAGGCATTTTTCTTAATTTACTTTATTACTTCAAAAAAATTAATGAAACTAGACATCAAAAAATTTTTTGATACCATGGCGACAAGAAAATACATAATGCAATTAGATTGTATTGAATTTAATTTAGAGGAGTTGATAGAAAATGGAATTACATCCAAAAATAAAAAATGAGTGTAGCATCCAAGGGTGTACCAATGAAGCTAAGAATGTGTGTTCAGTACCCGGATGTAATAACGTGGTTTGCAGTGACCACGCGCACGGATGGGGAAATAAAGTAAAATGTGAGGAGTGTGCGGATTAATGACATGGTTTAAAAAAGAAACCTGTATAGACTGCGACGAAGATTTATTTATATGGCCTTGTGAATTCCCGACATGTACAAACATGATTTGCTCACGTCATAGTTGGTTACAGGCCAACCAAAAACATTATTGTAAGGAGTGTAACAAAAAATATGGATGAAGAATTTAGAGAAATTGAAATCCTAGATAGTTTAGGTAATGAATATCATTATTTCAATGTAGAATATTTTTGGGATAAGGATAATTTTGAATTAATAGATCAAAAAGGTATATTACATCGTTTTAATTTTAATCATATAATTAAATATTCTATAATAAAACTTAAAGAACAAATTAATAAAAAAGATTATGTAATGGTTAATGGTGAACAAAATTACTTTGATTGTGAGGAAGAAAAATTATGATAAAAGCAGAAATTGATTTGTGGGAAGCCGTAAAACTTCTTACTACAGAGGACGCCCATGAATTCAAAGAAATAGAAATAGACAAAGATATGATAAGTGAGGCGTATTTATTAAAAAATAGTCTTGGATATTCAATACATATTAGACTTATAAAATCCTCCATAGACGATGCAAAGATCGTCTATGAAAAAATTGAGGAAATATCCAAGGAAGATTTTAAAAATCAATTATTCAGAGTGCTTTAAAGCACTCTGATTTTTTCTACAACCATATAACTAGAATCGGCATATACTATTAAATCCCCTACGGTAGCCGCGGCTTGGGCCCATTGAAATTGAAGTGTTCCACCTTGTGAACCTGTCTTTACTGTAAAACGTTCAACTATACTTGTTCCATATACTCCGTCAGTTCCGTAGTGTTGTTCATTAGCTAAGTTTCTTAAAATGGCATTTATAGGCGTATCGTATGTATTAGGTGTTCCCTGTGCGGACGGTCCATAATTAACCCTTTGAGTTAATTCGCTAACATCCCCAGTTGTTGCATAAGCACATTTAAAATTACCAGCGGTAATTCCTACACACCCTATAACTACCTCGATTTTATAAATTGAATATGGATCTAACCGAGCAATTAAATCATTATCATTCTGTAATACATTTGAATTATTAACTGTTTCATCAGCTCTTTTTTTAATAATTTGGGGTATAAACTCATTTTCTAAAGTCAAATCTTTCATTGAATTAGAAACGGTAAAATCTGTTAATAAAGAATATGAATTATTCCCGGATTGCCCGAGCATAACATCGCCATCAGTATCCGTTGCAATACTTGTTTCATATTCCAAAGATTTCACCGCTTCACCTTTTTTATATAAAATACCCCTAAAGGTATCGATGTTTTTCTCAAAGTAAAATTCAACTCTTTCATCCTTTAATAAATTATTTGTCAATGCTACGGTTGTAGTAGTAGCCGCGCCGCCTTCATTGACTTTTAAACTAAAAGTATTCCCAGTAATATATAGTTCAGCATAATTATCAGAATCAACATACCAAACCATACTTGTAGTTTCTCCGGCGTATTTACAAATAAATTCCCACCTGGATATAAAATTGATACAATCTGAATATACCTCCATATTTGTTGTATAATCGGAACCTACTATTTTCATAAATCCTAATTCATAACTATAATTTCCCTCGTCTTGATATAATAAATTTAAGGCGTCCCATTGATCAAATACATAAACCCATCCAGTTCCGGCACCCATATATTTTTGAAAAGGATTAGCATAACCAGAATAAACCGGATCTTGTCGCACCATTTGAATCAAATTCATTAAAATATATTCACCATCAGAATTAACTGCGGTCACTGGACCAACACGAATATAATCAATGCTATTCCATCCAGTTGGGGCCCCTATCGTTGTAAAATCTGATTTTTGAGGCCAAAAGCTGTTCCATCCTGTGACTATAGCCCCCGTATAATTATAGTAATAACAGTTACCGAAATCGTCGCCTAATCTAAATTGTATTTGGGTCCATTTTGAATTATCAGAGACATACATAACAAAACAAATGCAATCATCAGTCGTCGAGGCACTCCCATCATTAAAAATTGTCAAATCAAGAGTAGACGGTAATACCCTTGACACACTACAAAAACCCGCGGTATTATCCAATTCCTCAATTTTCAAAGCTGATTTACCCATCAATTGATTTGTTGAATCATCGGCCGTCGAAGTAGTGGCCGCGTCGGCTATAGTCCAATCGGTATAATCGTCAAAATTTTCTACCAATTTACAATTTCTTTGATAAAAATATTTCTTATATTTTCTAAATTGAATATCCGAGGATCTATAAAATTGATTGTCGGCTAATTCCACAACCCTCTCGATTTCATTTAAATTAGTGTCATTAATGGCCGGCGCTCCACCATTAACAAATGTTAATTCTGTAAATTTTCCGGCTTGTGCCATATTATTTCACCGCCTTTACAGTTTCCTTGGTGTCCTTACCTACATTCCATTTAGGTACATTTGGCATAATTAGAAGTTTTTTATCAATTTTTTCACGAATTATAACCATGTCCATTGTTATTTTATTGTCAACCATTTTAAAATTTAACTTATCTCTAATTTGATTGACATAATTTACACAAAATTTTTGATAAGCCTCGTTTTTATCCATTTTTTCGTCAAATTCCATTTCAAATTTCAAATCTATTACCCCCTTATAAATTCGTCGGTCCTAGTTACATCGATTTGCTCGTCGTCTGTCTTAGCTTCCGGGGTAGTTAAAACAATCCTAGATAATAGCAATCCTGTATCTTTTCCGACTCCACCATTCCAGGCATCGGCGGTGGTACCGACAAACCATCCTATTTCCTTAATTGACATAACGCCAGCCGTCGCGGTCGGCTCTGTATCCAATAATACCCCTCGGCTTTGTACTTTACCCGTCCCAGTTCTTAAAAGGGATATAATGGGAACCCTATATAATTCATTACCTAATGTAAGATCTGTATTAGTAACGGCTGTGTCGTCGTCCCCAAAGGCTAAATATTTCATTACCATATCAGGATTAGGAAGGTACAAAGCTTTTATTATTTCATCGAAAGCGGCATTCATAATCCTATTATAAATAATGTAATCCCTGGTTATTATTCCGTTTTTCTTTTTTATTATATTAACTTTCCCAATCCACCCATATTTTTCTATCATTTAATCACTCTCCGTAACTGTACTTGTCAGTGTTCCAGGGTATAAATTATTAGCCGGCCACAACGCCGCCCCTGGATATAAACAATCAAATGTTTTTATTGTTATATCCCCATGCCATTCCACTTTCTCACTTTTGGAAATCTGAACTTCAACAATTGCATCTGGCCGGATTATCCAATCTTTGCCGGGGCTTATCCAATTGCTAAAATAATTAATCCATCCACCCAAAGGCTTACCATCTATCATTGTAACTTTTGTTTTTAATAAATTACCTACATCAGTAACCGATTTTTCAGTAATTAAATATTGATCACTTATATTCATACTAGGAATATTTACATTTATTAATTGCCCTACTTCCCACTTTATAGTATATGTTTCAACTTCAATTATATTTGAAATGTGTGCATATCTATCAAGGAGAGCAAGGGCCTTTTCTTGTGCCACGGTAACATCTTCAATGTTACTACCATCTTCAACATGTGTATAAATCCCGGAACCACCTTCAATGGCTATCCTTGCGGCTATGGCCGCCGCGTCTTGCTCAACTATATCAATGTTAAATTGACCAATATATTTTACTACTAAATAAGATCCCGCGGGAATCGTGGGCGTTCCTACCGTCGTATTATCTCTTTGAATTGTATTAGAACCTTTATTCCAATAAAACCATAATCCCGAATCTATGCCACCAATACCAACCTCGTGAGGGTCTATCATCTCGCCAGGTAACGGGTTGTCGATATCGGTGGTTATGTATAACGCTGGCACCTGATTGATTGGAAAATTTACAATAAAACTATTATCATTATCAGGGGTTGGCGTTGCCTTTTCATTTAATAATAATGTTAAACCGTGAACGTTTTTTAATACCTGAGTATTTCTATAATCTTCTCTATTGTCACTTACTCTTAAGCTATTAGGTATATAATTACTGGTATGTTCGGTTAGTCCTGGACCTATTTCCGAGGTCATATCATTCAAATAGAATTTTTTATCAGGTCCTATATGCCATTGCCAATTGATTAATCCAGCCATTTCATTAAATGCATCACACGCCTTAACATAGGGGCAATTTATACTAACATATTGCCCGGGCGTCGCGACTATTGACGTTCCATCATACCATATCCCCTCTATAGCTAAAAAATCATCAATCATATCTTTGAATGTATCAGAAATTAATTGTTTTTGATATGATTGATTTATATAGCATCTATTAGTTAGGTAATGCCAATCTACACATGTTATTGATTCACCGTAAACCGGGTGTTCATTGATTTTACGTGTTTTTGGTTCATCTAATTGACCCCCATAAATCAATATTCCATTATGATCCCATAATTCAATCTTTTGTCCAATTAAAGTATTCCAGATAAAAGGGGTAATACCTGGATTCATATCTATTAAAATGAAGCTAAGAACTGAAATTTCCCCCGCTTTACCTTGATTTATATTCAATGACCCGGATTTTACTTTTACGCCCACGGGAAGACTTACACCATTTATTTTTAAGGTAAAAATACTCATGAATATTTCCTCCCTGTATACCGTGATACCGTTGACTGCATCTGTTTCATAAAGTCAAACATGTCAGTTACCCCGTTAAACGTAGGGTTATATAAATTAATTCCCCCAATACCCGTATTTCCATTGAATCCTAAATTTAAGCCAGGGTTAGAAGAAATATTTTTTAAAATTTCATTGCCTAAATTTACAGATGGTAAATTAACTTTAGATTTAGCTAATTGTAATGCTCTATTGATTGAAGTATAAAAATCTATTTTATCTAAATCTTTCAACGGTCCATCTTTAGCCGGAGAAAAAGGAAATTTATCTCTTATCTTTTGGGCTATATCACTTGCCGCCGTACCAATATTTCCAATCATTGCTCTAATCCCATTTATTAATGATTGGATTATTTTTTTACCACAATCATATAAATTAATATTACTTGTTATAGTTTCAATGATTCCTTTGATATTACTAAGACTTTCCGATATCTTACCTTTCATTTCATTCATTTTAGTTGATATTATATTTGATATATAATTCCATACCATACTAAATTGAGCTTTTACGGCATCCCAAGCGGCTCCCCAATCGCCTCTAATAATTGCTAGGGCAAATGTAATATAATTTTTCATAGTTTCCATTGCAAATTTAATAATTAATAATGTTCGATCCCAAACACCCATTAGATATTTGGTTATCGTTTCACCGTGAGCCGTCCAAAAAGCGGATATTTGAGTAATAGCCCATGTTACCGTTTTCATTATTTCAGTAAATATAATAGATGCATTTGCTTTAATATCAGCCCACGCCGCTAAAACTTTAATTCTAAATTCATCATTTGTCTTCCATAGATATATAAAACTTGCTACCAATGCACCAATAACACCGATAACGACGCCGATAATTGCCCCTATAGTTAAAAAGAGTGGCAAAAATCCAGAAGTTAACACTGCGCCAACCGTGGCACCAATTACCCCTAAGCTCGTGATAGTCGCACCTAATCCTACAATTAAGCCGCCTATTACTAACAAAATAGGTCCTATCATCGCGGCAACGCCAGCAATAACTAATATAATATTTTGCATTGATGATGATAAACCTTGCCATTTTGCTATTACAAAATCCAACACTGAAATTATAGTATCAAATACCGGGATTAATTTAGCTTTTAAAACATCAAATAAACTTATTGCTGTGCTTTGGCCTTTTGATAATGTTTGATTCCATTTAAAATCAAGGGTATCACTAGCGGCTTTGAAAGCATCATCTAACATTCCCGTCGAATTTGTACAAGCATCTATTATTCTTCTATTTTCTTCCGAATTTAAATTAGCAAGGGATAACGCACCACTAAACGCCCTAATATTCGGGAACACATCCGCGAGTGCATCATCGCCATACTTTTTAGTTAAAGTATTTAATTCTTGCAAAGTGGCCAATAGCCCCTCTTCTTTTATTTGTTTTCTTAGTTTCGCCGATGAAGTACCCATGTCATTTAGGGCATCTTCAGCGCCTTTTGCCGGTTTAATTAATCCAGATAAAATTGATTTAATTTGGGTTGTACTTTCGGCGGCATCTAAACCATTCCTTGTTAAAACAGCAACGGCCCCCGCAACTTCGGCAAATTTAACACCCATCGTTGACGCTATTGGTAACACTTGACCCAACGAAGCGGCAAATTCGGGCGCGTCGGCTTTACCTTCTCGAACGGCGGCAACTAAAATATCGGTGGCTTGACTTGCGGTTATATTAGCCTTACCATAGGCATTTATAGCCGATGTTACTAAACTTGCAATAGCTTCTGTTTCACCTAAACCAGCCGCGGAGGCTTTCGCGGATTGTGTCAAAGCATCCATAGCGGCGGCACCTGATAAAC